GCAGGAATGTTGACGCAGAGGGGGTGGCTTAATGGACTTAGGTAAATTTTGCTCCAACCGCTACCAGGAACTCAATTTATATCGACGCACGGACCCAGAAGCCGAATTTGACTTTATAGCCGATTCGGAATCCAAAGCAGCCTATGCCATCCTCAATGCCTACCGGAACGTCTTAAAATGGGCGTTAATGCCTAAATGCCTGATTGACTGGCTGCTAGTTCAATTGGAATTGAAAGACGAGCCCAGGGCCGTCCTTGTGGATCAACTCAAGGAAATGAGAGACAGAAGAAGTCAAGCCTGAAACCGGAACTGAAAACCTTGCAAATCCTCTGGTATAGTAAACTCAAGGAGGAAGGATTTAAGGACTTGGAAGATCCCCACCAACGCCTGAAGAACCCTGACAACCGGACGCTAGGATTTCAGAGCCGGGAGTTAGTCACGGAGCGTATCGATAGAATGCTAGGATGGTTAGCCACCGGCCCCCAGCTCTCAGACACATGGCGCAACATCCTTGAGCTCTACTGCGAAGGTAAATACATTAAAGACATTGCAGAACAAACCGGGGTATGCAGGTGGACCGTCAGAAATGCAATTAACTACGGAATCAAGCAAATGAGTAAAGTATGGACCAAGCGAGCGGCCATGCCAGATGATCTTGAGTTTATCTATTCAAGCTGGCTTAAATCCTATGGATATTATTGCACAGCAGAGTTGTGTAAGCATGACACCTTCTTTAAAGAATATCCCAAAGTGATCGACTACATTTTAGATCAACCCAACATCAATATCACCATAGCCTGTAAATCAGATGATGCAGAAACCATTTTCGGCTATGCAGTGAGCCAGCCCGAAATCCTGCACTGGGTATTTGTCAAGCAAGTGTTTTGGGGGCTAGGAGTTGCAAGAGACTTGGTGGGGGACCTGGACCAATACAAATATTACACTCACATTACACAAATGGTTAAAACCCAGAATCTCTATTCTTGCATTGAATATAATCCATTCTTATTATACAAAAGGGGTATTGATGGCGAAAAATAAAGTATTAGCAAAAGTAGTTCAGCTCTATGCAGGCTTAGACTTGATAGGCTCCAAGCAGAGCGTAACCCATAAAGACGCAGAAATGGAAGTAACGCCTGTAGGTTTAAAAATGACCAGTAAAAAGAGCAATAAAATCATCCTGCTTCCCTGGGCCAACATCAAGGGACTTGAATTATTGCCGGATACTGACACCGAGAGTTAATTTAGTTTAATTATACAATTAACTATTTAATAAAGATGGATTTATGGGTAGACCAAAAGGCTCAAAGAATGTTAAAAGCATAGAATTCTTAGAGGAATTATCCAAGCACAACTTCAATGCAATCCAAGCATTGTTATGGACTTGTCATAAGTCCAAAGCCAGGATTGAGTATTACGAAAAGAAAGTAGCCTCAGGAGAGTTCACCCCCGGCGAAGACAAGTCAGCGCATTTTCTGGCCATCTATCTGGCCACCGTCAAAGAAATAACATCGTATGTGTATGGCAAGCCCAAGAGTCGAGACGAAGAAGGCAAAGAGGGCACGGTGATTAATGTGAATCAATTGAGATATGGAGAAATACAACAAGTATTAGAGGATGCAAAAAAGCATGGCTAGAACCTATTATGAAAATTGGATTACGATGAGAGCCTTTACATTACCCACACAAAAAGGAAGGGCCTGCCAGGCTGCTATCATTCGGTGTGATCGATGCGCCACTGACATGCAAGTGATGCTGCCGATGTGCATCAATGATCTATTTGCGCTCATCACTCCGTTTGGATTAATACACAATCGATGCGAGTATGAGGAAGAATAAGGAAAAATAGAGCATGGTGATAGACTTGGACATTATCCTTCAGCCCAAGCAAGAGCTCTTCATGAAAGCCATTGAAGACACGCCAGTGACACTGTATGGTGGGGCTAAAGGTGGTGGAAAATCTTATGCTCTACGCAATCTACTTCTTATGCGGCGCTTTCAGTACGCTGGCTCTACAGGCGCTCTATTTCGAAAAACATATCCTGAACTCGAAGCCAACCACATCAGACCGCTTTTTGCACAGCATCCCGCTCTTAGAGAGTATTGGTCTGAAGGAAAAAAACTTCTATCGCTTCCCAATGGAAGTACCTTACAGTTCTGTCACTGCGGGGCAGACAGAGATATTGATCTTTACCAGGGCAGGGAATTCCACGACTTGGGAATTGATGAGGCCGGGCAGTGGACTGAAGCAGCTTTCAGAAAATTGCTGGGCTCTAACCGATCCGCAAATCCAGACATTAAGCCCAGGGCCATCCTGACAGCCAACCCAGGCGGCACCGGGCACAAATGGTTAAAGAGATTATTTATAGAAAGACGCTATAATGAACGCGAGCGGGCGCAGGACTACACATTTATACAAGCATTGGTTGATGATAATGCCGCGTTAGTGGATAGTGATCCTGACTATGTGGCACGCCTTGAATCGGAGCCCAATGAAACATTAAGAAAGGCGTATCGATATGGCTCATGGGACATTTTCGCAGGACAGTATTTTAACGAGATTTCGCGCAATGTGCATTTCATCGATCTGTTCCCTATTCCGAGACATTGGAACCGTTTTGGTGCTTATGATTATGGCTTTAATCATCCGGCGGCATTTGGCTGGTTTGCAGTAAATGAAGACGGCCAGGTGTTTTTATATCGGGAAATGGTACAGGCAGGTCTTCGTGTGGACGAATTCTGCGAGCGACTTAATTTTTACCCAGACACGCAGGCTCTCAGTTACATTGACGCAGGATGGGATTGCTGGGCTAAGAAAGGGACTCTTAACGCTGGCAGTAGCCCTACAATCACCGAGGAATTCCAAAAGCATGGAATTTTACTTCGAAAAGCTAAAATAGACCGCGTCCAGGGAGCAGTCCAACTTCGCAACTATCTAGCATGTAGGGGCCGCAAGCCCAGGCTATTTATCATGAAGAATTGCCCCATTACATTTGATTGCCTGACACGCATGGAACACGATCCGAATCATGTTGAGGATGTGCTCAAAGTCGATGCGATCGAGGGCGATCCCATGACCGGTGACGACGCCTATGATATGATTCGCTATGGAATGATGAGCAGGCCCCTCTTATCAGACCCGCCACCCTTTAAGGGCAAGCCAGGCACGAAGGAATGGGTGGAATACCAGGGAAAGCAATTGGAAAAGAGCATTGACAAGCAGATTGAACATGAGCAAGCTCAAGAGCGGGGAGAGGATTTATTCAATCTCAGTGTCATGGACCAGGAACAAGATATACTAAGTTACTATATTAACAAGAGGAAATAATGAGCTTAACATTCACACAAATAGATGAATTAATCATCAAGGCTAAGGCGCTGGGGGTGAAAGAGTTTGAGTTTGAAGGGCTCAAGGTCAAGTTCAAGGATCGGAATGTTCCACGTAGAACAACACACAAGGCCAAAGCCCAGCCCCCCCTCGGTGATGATCCCGGTTTTGTTCCCCTTTCCCCACTGGCTGATCTAACGCCTGAGGAAATCCTCTACTTTGCCACCCCTCACTACGATGTAATTCAAGCTGAGAAACAAAAGAAAACTCAAGGAAGCGAGTTGAATCATGGCGACAGTCGAACGAAGGACGATGACCCAAACGGACAGCTCAGGCAAGGTGATCCGGGAGCCCAAGAATCTAGCTGAAACTAACGTTAATTTCAGATGGTGGCTATTAGATGAAGATGAAATGGCAGGAGCCATTGCAGCTACCATTCTCTTTATAGAACATCACCAGGGCAGCCGCATTGAACAATTGACCGTGTCCACCCGCCTTTATGGTCATACGAACATGTACAATCTGGTAGGCACCGCATTCACCCGGTCAAGCTCAGTCAATACCAATCCCCAAAGTCAGCGTATCTCCTACAACCTTTGCGAATCCATTATCGATACTCTTGAAAGCAAGATGGCTAAAAACAAGGTAGTGCCGACTTACATCACCAACGGCGGCGATTGGAAAGTCCAAAAGAAAGCCAAGAACCTGACTAAATTTACACAAGGATTATTTTACCAACAGAAAATTCACCCCAAATCCATTCACGCATGGGGCGATGGTGCAGTGTGGGGTGATGGCTTTGTTCAGATTTACGAGAATGATGACAAAGTCTGTATTGAGCGTGTGCTTCCGCATGAACTCTTTGTAGACACCATTGAATCCCTCACCGCTGAGCCGCATCAACTCCATCGAGTCAGGCTCATGGATCGAGACATAGCCCTTGAGCTGCTTCCAGAGTTGGAAGACGAAATACTTACAGTCAGCCCCGCTAATTATCAGGAGATAGGCGGCCAGGGCACGGCAGTGGATATCATTCGAGTGACTGAAAGCTGGCATTTAAAGTCTGGCCAAGACGCAAAAGATGGTCTACATGTGTTTTGCGTAGGTGACGGCGCTCTTGCTGAAGAGTACAACAAGGATTATTTCCCCTTTGCCCACCTACGCTACGCAAAACGCAAGCTAGGCTGGTACGGCCAGGGCGCATGTGAGCGCCTTCAGAACATCCAGGGCGAAATTAACCGCTGTATGATTCTTAAACAAAGATCATTGTGGATGCAGGGAAGTTTTAAACTATTATTAGAGAACGGCTCCAAGGTCGTGACACAACACCTAAATAATGAAGTCGGCGCAATTATTCACTATTCAGGTGTCCCGCCGCAATATATAGCACCCCCGGCCACAAATCCAGAACTTCAACAGTGGATCGACGCTTTAATCACTTATGGCTATCAGCAAGAAGGCGTGAGCAAGCTTTCCAGCAGTGGCGAGGTTCCACTGGGGGTTGAATCCGGCAAAGCCATGAGAAGCTTAGTGCAGATCGGTGATGACCGCTTTCTATTTCAACAACAGGAGTTAGAGGACTTTACGCTTGAAATTGCAAGACAGGCCATCAACGTGGTGAAGGACATTTATAAACGCACCAAGAAATACAATGTGGTTTTTCCAGACACTAGGTTCATGGAAACTATAGATTGGGGAGACGTAGAGCTCGATGAGGAGCAATATGTACTTAAAGCATATCCCACGTCGTCTTTATCTGACGATCTGGCAGGCAGGTTAAGTGAAGTGCAGGAGATGGCCCAGGCCGGAATGGTGACGCCCAGGGCAGCCAGGCGTTTGCTAGATATGCCCGACATTGAGATGAGTGACAGTCTGGCCAATAGCATGGAAGATCGACTGCACCAGATCTTTGAGCAGATGTTGGAAGACAAAAAAGTCACCCGCTTTGAGCCAGGCTTTCATGATGCAGCACTTGGGACTCAACTGGCCATTCAGTACATTAACTTTGCTGAGTACCATCAATGCCCCGATGAGAACATACAACTCGTGCGGGACTTTCTAGCACAGATCAATGCAGAGGCAGGGGCCCAACCAGGCGTCACGGTACCACCGCCAGCCCCGCAAGCCGCCCCCATGCCGCCGCCCCAGTCCAATATGATCCCTAACACACCGGGAGGGTTAGCCGCATGAGTCATGATTCAGCATTAGCATTATTGACCGGAAGTGTGCCTGCCGTTTCCACTCCACCCACCGCAACTGAGCCTCAGGTGGATAAAAGAGTGGAGAGCACACCGAGTCAGCCCCAGGATATCAGCAGCAAGGCCGCAGCCTATTTCGCCAAAAAGGAAAGTGAGCTTCAGCGTCAGCGTCAAGAAATGAAGGCGGAAAAGGCCAAGCTTGAAGAAGCCAATAAGCAGTATACCGAATATTTAAGACAAAAGAAGGAAGACCCCATTGCGGCACTCAAAACCCTCGGATTCAGCGAATCAGACATTTTTAACTACATGGCAGCGCAACAACCAGTGGAAAGAACGCCAGAGGAGAAAGCAGCGGAGGCGGCTAGCGCAGCAGCAGAAGCCAGGATTAAGGCGTTTGAGGATGCGCAAACTAAAAAACAGTTAGAGATGCAGCAGAAAGCTGATCAGGAATTGATTCAAAGCTACGTATCAGACATTGGCAAGACTGTACAATCTAACCCTGAGCAATATGAATATTGCAATTATTACGGTAAGGCTGCCCATGACCTGATCTATGAAACCGCCCTTGCAATAGTGAAAGAAAGCAATGGCGAAGAGGTGCCTACACCCACTGAAGTGGTTAAAATGGTGGAAGAATACTATGAAGCACAGGACCAAGCAATGATGACACTCAAGAAACGTCAGCCCAAGTCTACACCGCCCCCCGTTGAGTCCAAAGAGGCTGTGAGGACTAGGACCCTAGTTGAGAAACCAAAGGC